ATTTTTTCTATTTTAGAACTGCTATCTTTTATTTTGATATTTTTAAGATGTTTTCTTACGATTGCTAAGTCCATACCAAACATTGAAGATGTAAGTAGTGAGAGTAATAATACTTTTTTCATGTAATCCTGCTTATTAAAATTTAACATATATAACGAAATGATAAAAAAAATAATTGTGGTTATTAGAACATACATCACTCCTATATAAAAATTCACACTGTATATTTAGTTGTTAAAATATTAACAGATATTATCCATTAGGTAAAGAATTAAAGTTTTTAAATTATACTTTTTTGCTGTCATATGCTTTTTTTATTATTATTGCGCTACAAAGCAACAATTGATTTGTAGGATAAAATGATATTTTTATCTGTTTTTGTTGCACAATTTACTTTTTTTATAAACGCAACAAAGGAGTTATATGAATGAAAATAAAAAGTTAGCCGGTCAAGTTATTCGTGAACATGATAATTTAGGATTAGATTTAGATGATGATATTATTGAATATCGTCGTGCTATGGAACCAGATATTATGTTACGATTAAGAAATACTGCCGATGAAGCGAAAAATAAACCTGGTTATATTGGTAAAGATTTTTATATAGTATTACTTACAACAGTTGATCGTGTTTTGAGGCAACCAAAAATTATACCATTGGCACGTAAATCATGTCCAACACCGGTATATAAGCAATCTGTATGGAAATATAAAAGAGCAGATGATAAACTGGAATTTTTATGGTCTATACCAGATGCGATACTTTACTACCACATACTGAAAAATCAAGTAAAGTATATTAATGACAAAGAAACCGCTGATCTAGCTAAGTTTGTTATTTTGATGGAAAGTGGCGAATTGCTTGAGTGGGTTAAAAAAGAAAATGGTGAAAAGATAGACGCAGTTATTAAGGTCAACCAGGAGGAGCAGGCATGTTTGATGAGTTAAACCAAGCAGCAGAACATTTATATCCAGCTGAACAAGAACAAATTGTTGAGCAACCGGTCCAACAGAATACGCAACCTCAAGAGTCTCAAAAAGAAGCGAATATGCGTATTTTAAGAGAACGAGCTGAAGCTGCTGAAAGAAGAGCTTTAGAATTAGAACGTATGGTTCAAATGAACATGTCTCAACAACAAAATAATAAGATGCAGGTTGTTGATAATGATGATGAATTTGATTTAAGTGATGACACCTATATTGAAGGTAAACATCTTAAAAAATATGTAAGAAACTTAAAACAAGAACTAAAAAATACTAAAAAACAATTTGAAGAATATAACCAGCAAAATGCATTAGCTCAAGCTGAAATGAGATTAAAAAATCAATTTAATGATTTTGATGCTATTGTAACTCCTGAGAACTTAAAAAAATTAGAAACTCAAAAACCTGTTTTATTCCGTACTTTGTTAGCAGCATCTGATATGTATGACAAGGGATACGCTGCCTATGAATTAATAAAAAATAGCGGTATAATGGCTGATCAATATATTGAATTGGATAAAAAGGTAGAAGAGAATAGAATGAAACCACGCTCAGCTGCTAATGCTGCTCCTCAATCAGGAGATACGCCATTAGCACGTGTTGGTGACTATGACAGACGTATTTTAACTGAAGATCGTAAAGAACAATTACGTCGTCAGGTTGAAGAAGCTAAGCGTTATAAGTAACTATAAAAAGATGTTATTATAAGCCGTTAATAATAACATGTGTGCTAAGATTCCATTTTCCTTTTTGTGGAATCTACTTGACCATCCTTGTAATTTTGGGAATGACTTTCGAAATTACAAGGATGTTTCGTTTTTTGTGCTAATTTGATGGTCGACTATACAATTAGCATGATGTAACAATTCTTGTGTTTTTATGATAAGTCTTATTATACTATCAGCTAGCGTAAGGTAGTCTCGCTAACTACAGACGTATTAGCTTATTTGAGCTATTGGGTTCGTCACCCATATTTTTACTGGCGTAATGAAGTTCGCCACTTCATGGATGTAATGAGTAGTCGTCCAACTCAATAGTAAAAAAATAAGTTAAATCTGTGTACGTTTGTACTATTAGGAGTGTGTGTATGATAACTACACCTACAACGCTTCCTGCTCCAGTGCAACAAACGTTTGATGATGTGCTTTTATCGGTAAGAACACCGAACCTTATTATGAAATTGGGTGCACTTTCTAAACGTTTGCCTGCAAAAGGGGGAAGAACTTTACGTATGGCGCGCTATGATAGATTGCCTACAGCTCCAGTTCCATTGGGACCGAGCGGTGCAACTCCTCCAGCGACTCCATTAAATCGTGTTGATATTGATGCTACTATGTCATTTTATGGACTTTATGTAGCTATTAACCAACAAGTTACCCTTCAAAACCAAGATCCTGTTCTTAATGAAACAGCTGAACTCCTTGGATTGTCATTGCGTATGACTGAAGATCAGTTAACACGTGATATGTTAGCATCAACTGCTTCAATATATAACTGTACTGGTGGTAACAATGGTGATCTTCCTACTGATCTATCACTTTCTGATATTGATGAAGTTACCTCCGCATTATTAACTAATGATGCGTGGATGATTTTAGACAGTATCGGTGGTGAAGATAAGTTTGGTACAGGTCCAGTACGTGATGCATATTTAGCTTTAGGTCATACAAGATTATCTAAAGATTTAATTAACATTAATGGTTTCATTGCTAAATGGAAGTATCCAAATGATAATCGTACATTAAGAAGTGAGTGGGGAAGTGTTAATAACGTTCGCTTCATGCTTTCTTCAGTTGCGTCTGTTTCACCAAACGCTTCAGCATTAGGTAATGATGTTTATAATGTGTTTGTACAAGGCATGGAAGCATTAGCTTGCGTTGAGCAAGATAACTATTCTGCTCGTTTCCTTTATAGACCACCAGTTTTCTCAGATCCGCTATTCCAAAACGTAACCATTGGTTATGTATTTGCTGAAGTTCCGCGTCTTCTGAATGATCTCTGGATAACCAACATGCGTTGTACGCTACGATAAGGAGAATACGATGTCAGTTGTTTTTACAGGAACTAATCAAGGTCGTTTTGTATCTGATGGTGATGCAATAATACTTAATATACGACAAGATGTAGATTGGATGTGGGTCAAAAACCAAACAGTTTCTTATGCTGCTGGTGCAGGAACTGGTGCAGAATTCTATTGGCAACGAGGCATGACTCAAGGCCGTGGAACTATCTATACCAAAACTGCAGTGACCAATGCTCTTGCCGTATCTCAAATTGCTGCTAACTCAGGTTTCTATTTAGTAGATACCTCAGTTAACTTGCCTGGACCTTCTCTTGCTCTTACTGGTATTACTGCAGGAAATCCTCCTGTTGTTAATACGTCCAATACTTCATCGCTTACTGATGGGGATGTTGTTCGTATTTTCTCTACCGTAGGTGCTCGTCAGCTTGGAGGTTTAGATTTTACCATTGTTGATGTGGTAGATGGTGTTAGTTTTGAGCTTGCATATATGGCTCAAATAGCAAGCGCTAATCCAGGCGCTGGAACATTCCGTCGTATTCCATATGATCCTATTTATTATCCAAGTACTCGATATATAACAAAGATATCACAAGCTCAACAAGCAATTGTGACATTATCAGTACTTCATGAATATACAGTAGGACAAGTGGTTAGATTTATTGTTCCTACAGTGACTGCTTCTACCTATGGTATGACTGAGCTTAATGGTCTACAAGCTACTATTGTAGCTATTGAAGAAGCTGATGCTGATGGTGTAACGAATACTATCACTGTTGATATTGATACCACTGGATTTACAGCATTTTCATTCCCTCTTACAACTGCTCCTGGATTTACTCCAGCACAGGTTGTACCAATGGGTATGAATACTGCCGATGGTTTATTATTAGGAGCTAACATTCTTAGTGATGCTACTGAAAATCTAGGTGTTATCGGGATGCAACTAAAAGCTGGTGCTAATTCTCCAGCTGGTGTTGAGGATGATGTCATTTACTGGGTTGCTGGTAAATCATTCAGCGTAAATAATGAATAAATAAAAATATAGGAAGGGTATTAAAAGATATCCTTCCTATAAAGTAGGTGGGAACAAAAGGAAAATTATGAATAAACCAGAAGTTAAATTTTCTACTTCAGCTCAAGGTCCAGCTAAGAAGATTACGAGAGAAGAATTAGCAAAACAAATAAAGAAAATGCGTGATCGTGATGCCGAGATGGTTACGGGAATATTTAAAAATCTCGAAAATCCAGCAACTCATGGTGGTAGAGGTTCAGTAGTATTTAGTTATAAATATTATCCTGGTGATGAAAATGTAATCTACGAACTATGGGATGGTGAACGGTATACATTACCACGCGGTGTTGCACGTCATTTGAATAACAATTGCTTCTATAAAGAATATAAACATCTTGAAGGTGAGTTTGGGCAACAAGGTATTCGAGCAGGTGCTCCTGTTGATGGAAGACTTCAAACAAATTCATTCCAAATGGCTAAGAAAATACATCGCTATGCATTCCATTCATTAG